GTATCTTTCCCTTGCTGAACTAAGTAAATCTCTAATTTCTTGAAATCCAATTTTAGCTTCTTTGTCGGTGGATGATGTTGTAGGAAGGGCGGCAACAACCCTGGCAATATCTTGATTTGTCAACATACCAGCTTCACCAAAGCCACCTTTAGCGATTAAGCCAGCGAAAGCTTTACTATTATTGATATAAGAATTTAGCTCTGGGTTAAAACCCATTTTTGCTTTTACAGCGTCTGGTATTCCAGTTGTTCTTGCCAATATTGGATTTTTGTCAGGAGTAGCACCTTTATAGTATAAATCTTCTAATTGGTTTATAGACTGCAATGCTTGTTCTAATTTCGGAAGATTTGTAGCCATCGATGTAAGTTCTTTCTTGGCAACTTCATCAGAAAATTTGTCTTGTCTTTCTTTTCGCAGAGCCTCCTCTGATTGCGGAACTTCAAAATTCATTCCCCCCACATTCATACCTTTTAATCTTAAAGAAGGATTTGCTCCGGCAGTTGTTCCACCACCGTTCCCACCGCTAAATTGACTTTTAAGAAATTCAACCAACTGCGCCGTATCAGTTTTAGCTCCCGACTGCGCGTTATAATACCCCGCCTGCGCCTTCCTCAATTCATTCTCCTGCTCTTGCTGAGCTCGTTCTTGTTTTAAAGTTTTACCCTTCATATACCCTTCCGTTAAACCTTTGAGAAAAGTATTTACATCAAAGTTCATATGTTTTCTCCTTAATCTAAACCTAACATAGATAATATAGTGTCGTAGCTTGCCCCCCCACCTTCTCCTGAATTTAATATACCTGATGTTTCATCAGAAGTCCCACTGGTGTCCGTAGAAAGTGCGCCAGATAATACAAGCCCTAAAATAGTCGCTAAACCGCTCGAGTCAGATGTTTCACCCGTAGTGGTGCTTGAACCTGTCGTTGTTGAGCCTGTTGGAGTAGTGGAAACAGAAGAAGATAAGCTAGTAAGCCCTAAAGCATTAGAAATAGCTGTGTTTAAATCTTCCTGTTGTTTAGTAAGCAATTCGCTATTTAAGTTTTGTTCTGATTTACTTTGTGCGGTCTGCAAAGCACTCATTGCTTTATTGGATTGACCGCTTCCGAGTGTTCCTTTGCCTGCTAACGCCTCACTTGTCTGCGTTGATAAATCTTTATAACTTTGTGCAATGTTTTCCTTCCCTGTCCTATACCAAGACTTTTCTGCTGTTGTGGGTTCACCAGAAAGCGCAGCATCCAATTGACTTTGCACCGCAGAAGAAGTTGAACCGGAAACTCCAGACAGAGCACTTGCTACTTCCTTCAATAAAGACTTTTGCTCGTCTGTATAGGTATTACTTGTAGTTGAGCTACTATCAGTTGTGCTAGTTGTATCACTGCCACCAAAACTCATATTTTTCTCCTAATTAAAAAACATTTCTTTGTTATGTTTCCTGTTTTGCCAGTGGAATATTTTTGTTTCGGGATACATACCCCGTAAAAGTTTTCTTAGGTAAAGTAAGTTTGAATGATTTCTAAATTCCTTAAAAATACAAAGGTTGTTTATAAATATACTTTTTGCATTTTTCTGTATCGTAAAAAACCCAACGAATTTCCCATTCTTAAATATAAACTGGATATTATCAGTCAAAAGAGCGTTCCTTATTTGCCTTTTAATTTCTAATTTCTGGCGGTAACTAAGTAATACACCTTGTTCTAAAATTTTATCTGTCAAAAGATTTTCTATCATATTAAAGTCCATTCCATTTTAGCGAGTTGATTTTTGGAAATCTTACAAAACAACCATACCTTTGAACCGTCATTATAAATCCTTCTCTCTCCAAGCCGCATACTGTCCACCGTTGGAATTGTCGTCGTAACAAAATCAGTTTCAGGTCGCATATACGCCTGACGGTGTATGTCGTTGTGTTTCTGGTCTATGCCGGTATGAGTTACAAAACCTTCTTTCATGTTAAAATCCTTTGTTCATATATGCTAACTAACTCTCTTAAACATATAAACCGTTATTGTGGGGGGCATTATGTCCAATGCTGTGCCTGAACCGATAGAACCCATAGAACCAGTAATAGAATGTGTATGCGCTCCGCTTGAACTGGTAGAAATTGAACCAGAACCCCCTTGTATAGAAATATTACTACCACTACCAGTACCACCAGTAACCGTGTGTGTATGCGCTCCGTCAGAGGCTATCGCTAATGTCCCGTTAGAATGAACGTGTGCTGGTAAATTTGCTTCCGCGATAGTTTTTGTCTTTGCGCCACCAGTTTTTTCAACTGTATCAAAATCGCTGTCCCCAGTATCAACACCTATCGGTATTTTACCTGTTCCAAATGCTGTCCAAGTTCCAAAGCCAAGAATTGTCGCAGGGTTTGTAGATACTGTTGAAAAATAAAGTTTTCCTATTGGGTATCGTGCTTCAACTTCTGCCTCTAAAGCGTCAATCAAAGCGTTAAACTTGTCATCAATATCGCTTCCTGTATCTGTTGTGCCATTCATTTTATAAGCAGTCAAATCCATAATTACCCCCTGTTTAATAACATTGCATTCTTAGGTAACAAGCTAAATCTAAACCGTATTGATTTTATTTTTAAAGCCTTTAAACTTTCCTCTTGTATTTGCAAGCGAAACATCTCAGCGATATAAGTAAAAGGAAGCGTTATCTGCCTGATATTCGGATAATCGTCAGTATCAATCGCTTCTAAAACTGTTCCTATCTCATCTTCATCTTTAGCAAGGTAGACATTTAGAGTTGTTCCAGCTGTTTCATATTCCAAGACAACACATCTTAATCTCTTAATATAATCGGGATACTTAGTATCACCTGACCTAAGATTTATTTTACCTGTATCTAATAAAAAGTTTATCGCAGTTTCAAATTGTGTTCCTAGACCTGCTGATATTTTTACTACAAAGTTATTGCGGTAAAGTTTTGTTACATCATCGGGCAAGGTGTCGGTAGAAATCAAAAGTTGGTATTGTAAATATTTCTTAGCAGTTACTCCCGATATGTCCGAACCCTCCGGTGTAGTAAACCATTCAGAATAAGTCGCTGTATTACAAAGAGCCACTGTATCGCCTGTTCTTATCCTTAAAGCCGTTCCTCCTGTAGTCCCTAATACAGCACTCCACATCGCAAGACCTAACTCTTGCGCTCCGATATAAAGAATATCTGATGTTACATATCCACAGTTATCTATCATATCGTTGATAGTAGAATAGCTATCTATGGTAGCAGTACCCATATCATCAATTACGGTATTTGAAAATAAACCAGTGAAACCGTCTTCATCAATTTTATATTCGGGATATTCCTCATTACCGCTTTCTTTTAATCGGGTAAGTGTGCCGGAGTCTACGTCTGATTTTGTTTTATGGATTAAATCTTCTGTGGTGGTTTCAAGGCGAAGTATATGCCCGTCATTTGATGTTCCGGCATACATCTGACCGAAATCACCCACTCCAAAGGCAGGGATAAAACAGGAGATATTTAAATCTCCGGTGGTATACCCGAATTTATTCAAATCTGTTGAATAGTATAAAGTTAATAATCTGTGGTTACAACTTAATCCGGCGTAGTTATCAATAAAACTTAAATAGTATCTCCCCCCATAAAAACAACCAACAACTTCATCATAATATTCTTTGTTAATACTATCTAAAATGTCTTTGACTCTCCAGCCTAAAGAAGTTGAACTAGAACCTGTAAATAATCTCAAATCAAGTTGGTTTTCTTTATCTATTGATAAATAGACTATTCCTTTATCGGTTCTTGCTACTGACCAAGGCGCAACTATGCCATAATAGTCTACCTTGTTTATTTCCCACTGGAGAGGGTCAGAGGCAGAAGTAAGTATTAAATAAGTAGATGAACGCTTAAAACAAACAATTCCCTCCGACCATTCTGCAATAGCCAATACATCCTCTCCGTCATCTTCGGCAACCATTTCATAGTTTTCAAAATCATTGACAATATCGGGCATCGCATTGTAATTTTCTATTATCGTGAAATCTATGCGGCAGGAGTTAGGTCTTAAACCAAATAAACGTCCGTCCTTTAATACTGCCATTTTCCATATTGCCGGTATGTCGTGGTATGTGGAAAGCTCAATAGTTAAATTAATCTCAGGAGTAATGTCTGAATAGGTTGTAGTCGTGTTATCGTCTATCGTATCAACATAATAGTAAACATCACCGTCTTTGAGCGTGCGATAAACCTTTCTCTTAGTAACGTCAGTGTCCGAAGATATGGGAATGTTGCTCAACATTACACTATCCCCTGCCTCGATAGAACACTCTACAACATCTTCATCAGAATCTAAATAAGGATTACTTTCTTGATAACCTTCATAAAGATAAGTTATGGCATACTTATACGTTCCCGTAGTATAAGCCTCTGAGGGCGCACTGTAATCATCATTCCATCGGCATACACCCTTAGTAATTCTAAATTCATCAAGCCAACCATTAAAATTTACACCGGAAACGTTATTGCCAATATACAATGCCCCTGTAAATGAAGGGACAGCGCTATCGTCATTAAAATCCTGAACTACACCGTTAAAACCAAGATAAAAAGTGTTATCATCCCTTCCTACAAATACATGACACCACGTTTCCGTATCTAATTCTTCAAGAGTATAAGAACAATCTATGATGTTAACACTTGACGAAACTACTCTATATATGAGTTTGTAAATTCCACTATCGTTATATATGCCAAAAATTTGGTAATTACTTGAGTCCGTTTGCTGATAAGCTATAACTTTCCATGAACCTGATGATGGTAGGCTTGATAAACGTAATTGCGTATCTATGGTAAAATCGTTACTCCCAAATTGTCCATTTGCGGCAGGGATAGTTAAATAATCAGAAGAATTTGCGAGTAGTAACGAAGATGAGCCAAATTTATAATAACTTGTATCTAATTGTGCGCTTCCACCAACAGTTACAGTTTGTCCTTTTGTGTCTATTATCGTAGTGGAAGCATCTAACCCGTTAAAATGCGATAAAAATACTGTGGGGTCTGTCAAAGTAGGAATGGAAGTCGGAGCGGGGCAACCCATCTTCTTAATAGTTGTCCCGTCATATCTCTGATTATCGTCTACTCCGTTGAAGCAATAAAGTTTGTCTTTAAAAGGGACAAAGCAAAATCTTTTGTTTGAAGTAAGCCCTGTTTTTATATTTGAGAATGTTCCTGCATTGTCATCACCTTTTTTTAAAAAAGTATCATAACTAATAATTAGCTCTTTACTGTCTGTTCCATAATAATAGCGTATTCCGCTTTTAATCGGTAACGCGCCGATTGTCGTTTCGTTATAATATGTAGCTTGTAACCTCTTAACTAAAGACCCCTCTTCAACGTCAATGCGGCAGTTCTTTAACTCTTTAAAGGCATTAGCAGGGCGTTCAGAGTCATCAACATTCGACACTTGTCCCCCGCTAAAATCCTTAATGATATAATCTAATATTTTCTCGTCAGCCACAGTTCAACCTTCTTTGTTTGTTTCTTAACACCATAGGGTCTATACCACGATAGTTATATTCCATATCCCCTCTTTTCTTTAAATTGTTTGCTTTCGCGGTAAGCAAGGAATAAAAGTTAGTAAGCGCAGATTGGGTTGTGTTATATAGACCTAAACTAAACTTACTCATTGCTATACCATACTCAACAAGCAAACTATCTAAACTCCGAAGATTATTATGGTAATCGTATCCGGCGGTTATATCGCCTGTCGTAAAAGGAATATCACCGGCCGCGCTTAAAGCATTTGCATATCCCCAAAAGTTTAGAAGGATAACTTTGTCGTCTGTATCAGGCGCAGGCACAAGTTCAATACTCCCGCCATTGTTCAAATAAAACTTAGGTGTTCCGCTTTCTAAAGATTTCCAACTTGTGCCATATTGCTCAATTAAAAGTGGTAAAGTAATTGGTTCAACTAAAGTTCCGTCATAGAATACGCCAGCTTTTTTTAATTCAATGCAAGTATCAGGTAAACTATATTCACCTTCATCTGCTTCTGATAAAGCATAAGAGCTATCGCTGATTATTTTCTTTTCTCCCACTTCTCGCTGCGCGTCATTTAGCCATTGGATAGTCTGAGTAGTATAAGAAGAGAAAGGAAACTCTGGCACTAAAACTGCAAGTTGTGATTGCATTTCTGCTAATGTCATAATTATTCTCCTGACGAAACACTTGTAATCTTGAAACTCATTGTTCCGTTTTGCTCATTGTCTTTGATTTCCTGAACCTTTGTTTTTAAAGTAAGCGTAACCTCATCGCCTACTGCCAATTTGTCGGCGCCGCTTATCAAGTCCATATCAAGTGTTAAGCTCGGTAGTGTAGTTCCTTGAGAATTTAATCCATCTGCCGGAATACTTTCCGTCTTTTGTCCCCTTAACGATTTAACTAAATTATTCCTATCACCCTTTGCCATCTTTTTTTACCTCCGCTTTAGCCAAAACCCTTGCATAATTTTCGTGAAGTTCGGGCGTATAACAAAAATTACCGATATGACCAATTTTCACGAAAGGATTAACCCATATATCAAACCCGCACTCCTTCGCCCTCATACAAAAGAAAACATCTTCGCCTATCATCTTGTCGCCTTTCTTGTATTTATCACTTTCATACCAACCAAAATCAAAATAGATATGGTCGCCAAACTTTTTATCCATCGCCTCAAACACCGCCCTACGGATATAGACAAACCCCATACCGATATAGGCAACCTTAAAAAGATTGTTCTTAGGGTAATCCTCATATATCTCAAAGTCCTTAGTTTCCTCATTAAAACGGCTGATGTTAGGATAATATGGCGGTGCTTTCCGTATGATAGGATAACCCACTATATCCTTATGCGTTTCAATAAGAGTTTCTAAAGCCGTATTTGGAAATGTCTGGTCGCTATCAATGAACAATATTCCATCGCAATCATTCTCATACATTCTTTTAACTGCCTGATTGCGCGCGTCTTGAATTACGCAATTATCAACTGTATGGAATGTCCTCCAATTTCTACTATGGCATATAAGCGAGATTAAATCGTTTACCATAGCAGGGAGTAACGTCCCTGTCGTTGGAACGGCGATTAAAGTGCGTTTAAAACTAAACGCTGGCTTTTGTTTTTCGAATGGGTTTTTCATCTGTTTTGCTCTCCTCTACTGTTTTATTTTTTTCAGCTTCTTTTATTTTTTCCCATTCAATAGAGATATACTGGTCGTTCCTATGCCCGTAATATCCGCTTGTAAGAGCAAGTTTTATCGTTTCTGGGTCATCACAGAAACATTTCCAATCAACAAACCTTAACTCCTTACCTTCTATTTTTACAAGTTCACCGTCTATTTCCCTTTTGGTAGAGGGTATCAACCATACTCTTAAATTCCTGTAATGGTTGCTTGTAAACATTAAACTTTTTGGATATTCAATTTTTGTGTCCATTTTTTTAACTCCTTTTATTTTTAAGAAAGAGAGCAAGGGATTTCTCCCCTGCCCTCTATTTTTTCATCAGCTAAACGCTGTCATTCCTTTTACTATTGCGTGGCAAGCCTGATTGTTAACCTGCAAACCGCAAACAGTTCTGTATTCGTCTTTCTCTTTGGTTTCATCATTAGCCTGGATGTTAGTGCGTAGTTTCGTGCCGAGATTTTTCATAACTCGCATACTAATTTTATCCAAGTCAACAACTATGCCATAACCGCCGTAATAAGTTCCGGTAAGTAATCTGTGTTGAGCGACCAAAAGCGTTCCGTGTCCTGTGAGATATTCTTTGATGTTAATGCCATAAGTTTGATCTTTAGGCACGGTCTGTAATTTACCCCTGCCCCAATAATTCAGTGCAGAAATCCACTTAGGAGAACCGATAAATAACTTTGTGTTTGAACCATAGGCGAAAGCATCTTCGCAAAAACTTTCAAACAAGGTTTCTGTTGCTGTCGTCATCGTGGTTGCATAGGTAGAAATGAAACTTAAAATTCCACCAGTTGCGCGGATAGGGTGAGTTCCTGTTGAAGTATCCTGTTTTCTTTCACCAAACAAGAAAGCCCTTTCAATGTCAACCTTATGTTCTATGGCGTGTATCACTCTTTCATTCTGTAAATCATTCCCGCCATAAAGTTCGGAATTTTGAAGAATGTCAGTAACCTCAAAAGGTGAACGAAAATCCTGGCAATAGTTATAGCAGAGAGTTTCTGTTTCTGACTTAATGCCTGGCGCTGCGTGGCCTTCCTCGTTAGCATTGCCTAAAACAACCATATAATCGGCTGCCGTAATAGTGTCTATGGCTGTCGTTCCCCAAGCCCTGCTCACCGTGATTGTCGTTCCAGATTTTGCAGTAACCAACATCTGCTCTTTTGTGGTTTCGTTTTTAATAACATCGTAGGTGTGAAAAATAGCTGTCGTAGCAATAAAAGTTGTGGCAGACGTTGTATTAGCCGCGCCTGTAGCAACCGCATCTCTTTTTGGGTATAAATCTCTTTCATACCAGCTAAATTCTGGGTTGATTGTATCTTTCTTTTTTGCCTTCGTCATAATCTGCACCAAAGGCGCAGCATCCGGCTGAAGTAGAAAGATTTCATCGGGAACGTCCATTACCCTTCTTGTCTGGGTAATGTTATAACTTCCGCGAGTTGATAGTAACGTCATTGTTTAACTCCTTTTATCCACCAAAAAACACACTTCCAGGACGAGATTTTAAATGCTCTTTCATCCCAGCAATTTCAGGTTCGTCAGCCGGTTCTGACCCACCGCTTGAGCCGCCGGTGTCTGCCGCGTCCTGCGCATTCTTTTGTTCCTCTTCCTGTTTTTTTAATAATTGATTTTGCCATTCTTGTATTTTTACATTCTTTACTTTCAAATATGCCTGTTCGATGGCTAACTTAGGATTAGCTTTTTTAAATTCAGGGCTAACCTTTTTAAGCTCAGCTTCTATCTCACCCGCATACTCGTCAATAAAGTCTTGTGCTTTCTCATCGCCTGCTTTAATTTGTTCTTGCGCAACCTCGTCAATCATAGAAAGAAACTTCTGGTTTTCTCTTTCTTCTAAAATTGGCTTTATGGATTCGCTTAATCCGTTTATATTTTTACCAAACTCATCTTTAAGCCCTTTGTTAGAAAACTGTGCTGTCGCTAACATTATCTTTGCCAAAGTTTCAACTGGATTTTTCTCAAACTGTTCCCAGAAGTTAGCATTTATCTGTTGTAATTGCGCCGCTTGTTCCGGTGATATTAAACCTGCGTTCTGCGCCTGTTTTATTTCTTGATTGTTCGCAGGAATATTTTGTTGATTACCACCACCGGCAAACAATTTTTTACCTGCTTCGGTGTAACCAATAGCATTACCTTCACTATCAAATTGAACATAAGGCTCTACTAACTTTGTCCTCTGATTTAATAATGTTGAGCGTTTAGTAAATTCTTTCTCTTGGTCTATATATAACTTAATAGCTTGTTGTGTATCTTTAATCCCTTTCTTTTTACATAATTCAGCGAACTCCGGCGATGTCGCTTTTAACTGTTCAAGTAAGACATCTGCCTTTTCTTCCGCAACTGTCTTTTCTTCATTTGGTTTATCTTCTTTGGATTTTTCTTTGTCTTTTACCTTATCATCTTTAACAGACTTTTCTTTAACCTCTTTCTCAGGCTTATCACCAACCTTTTTTTCTTCAATAGCAGAGATACCAAAAGCATTTTTTTCTATCGGTTTACCAAACGCCTCTGCTGTTTCTTCCGGTGTTGCCGGTATTGGGCTTACATTTTCTTCCTGCGCTTCATTGACTTTTACATCTTCTTTAGCCATTTTGTTTCTCCTTTTTGTTTTTAGCTTTTTCTATTTTTCCAAGCTCATCCTGGGCTTGTTTTAATAAAATTTTATTACCTTCAACTAAGTCAATTATCTTTAAGGCTGTCCTGACCGTTGTTCTTTGCGATAATGTATGCCTGATTATTTTTTCATTGTTTAAGTCCTCCACTTTTGTTGTCCAGAAAGCATTTTTTGCTGGCTCAATAATTTCCTTTTCAATAAGGTTTTTAAGTTTGAGCCAAACAGCACTTTCTGAAAATCCTACCCACGATTGAGCGTCTGCTACTGTCTTTAATAAATTTGTCGTTCTATCAGCCATTTATCCCCACTGGTTGTGCTTGTTGAGCCTGTCCACCCCTTAACGCGCTGATTATTTTCATTAACGGATTAGCACCACCTTGTTGCATACCTTGTTGTGCTACGCCAAGTAAACCTGCCGATTGGTTGATTAACTTATCAGAATTTGGTATATCTAAAACATCAAGCAATCTCTTTCTTAATTCGAGTTGGTTAAAATATTTATCGTCCTTCGCATTCTTCCAAACCTCAATCATCCTTTCTTCTAAACCTGATAGGTTGGTTGAACCGGAAACTTGCACTTGGAATTTACCGGCTATATCCCACGGATTTAATTTAATCTCAATGTCTTGCTCAAAAACTTTAAGCATATAACCGACCGGCAATAACTGTTGGTCAAGTTGCATAATCTGCGTAAGAATATCTTTAAAGGTTGTTTTTTGTAATAACTTAATACGATAGCCAAAACGCTTTAAAGCTGCCTGTTGCAACCTTATAATTCCCGTTGCTGTTTCATTGCGTTGCGGAGTAGCACCTTGAGCATACTCATACATTCCGCTTGTCCTCTGCATAGCCTTATATTGCGTTTCCGGCTCTGTATACGCTCCTGCTGGTAATTGAGGTTTAGCTTGTGGCACTATACCGTTCACATCATCAGACCAGATAACACCAGAAGGCCTTGAAATTAAATCGTCAGGATTTATATTGGCATTACGGCTTGCAACATAAGACGTATTTATCAAATCCATTAAGTTATCTAAGCGCAGGTTTGTAGTATCATTACAAATGTCCTGCATAGGAATAAGCAAGTCTACGTCAGATATTCCATAAAACTCTTTGTCAAGCGGATAATCTTTAGCGTCAGAGTAAGGCAGTTCTCCGTGTTCAAAAGGATTATCGCTATCGCGGATAACAACCTTCCTATTGGCAACCATAACCAATCTGTCATTGCGCCAATATTTTAGAAGTTCCACCGGCTTATTTATCGGGTCTTCACTTGTTCCCGTAGCAATGCCAACGAGATTATTCATTTCTTCCATTACGTTTTTGTAATCACCAGTTGGAGAACTATCTTTTATCTTATCTAAATTTTTATAAACACCTTTTTCATCAAGCTTATTATTTTTAAGTTTTTGGATAAAATCCCAATCAACAAAAGCGCGCTCTATACACCAAGACATGTCCTTAACGTTTTCTTTGTGCGGTTGAGGGAAGAAGTTTTTTATAAATACCGTATCTATGTAAGGGTCATTGAATAAATCCTCTGTGCGTTTTACATTCACGCTGCC